TGCTAAGTTCATGGCGTCAGAGCATTCCGGCCTAATTAAAAGGCCAAACGATTTATTTTTGTCTTATAGAGAATGGAATCCAGTGGGGGTTGATGATGAGTGAGAACAAACACATACTGCTCGTGCCCTCGTCCTCGCGTGGGGCGGGGAGCCGGTGGAGGTGGGGCTGGACTGGCTGTGTCGCCGCATGGAGTGGGACGTGATCCCGCGAGGATGGCCGAGGCGTCCAAGATGATCACGGGACAGGTGACCCGCGACGAGTACATCAAGGCGAACCTCGCTGACGAGATGCGGAAGCATCGGGGCAAGAAGCGGATCCGCAAGAAGAAAGCGAAGCGTGCCCTTCGGATGCGGTGGGGCTTCATGCAGATGGGCCGTCTGCTCGCTTCGCGGCGGGTCAACTACTCGGAGATCGCCCGCAAGCTGATCACCGTGGAGCCGATGCCCGACCCGGTGTTCGTCTTGACGGGGGTGAGCGATGAGTGAGATTGATTATTGACGTTTTAGCCTTCTTTTGACGTTTTAGCCTTCTATTTAGTTTAGGAGGGTTAGTTATGACCAAAGAAGAAAAAACTGAAAGAACAACACCTGTTGAGCCGCCCGAGAGCGTCCGCTTTACAGCCAGGGCAGTAGATCGGACAGGAAAAAAGTTTCATAACCTGCTGGTTGTTGAGTTGGCTGGAAGGAACAAGTGGCGCCAACTGCTTTGGCGCTGTCGCTGCGACTGCGGAAACGAGGTTGTGAAAGTTTCGGGCGATCTTGGAAGAACGAGAAGTTGTGGATGCAAGCATTCTTCCCAGGATCAGAAAACGGGCACAAACTCCCCATTTTGGAAGGGTGTTGGCGAGATCTCCGGTTATCGTCTTGGGAAAATCAAAGACACAGCCAAGCGAAGGGGCCTCGCCTATGAGATAGAAGACGAACATTTGTGGAACCTATTTTTGCAACAGAACCGACGTTGTGCTTTATCAGGTCTTCCTTTGGCTTTCGGCAAGAAGGGCGCAGAATGTGGAAACGCCTCGCTTGATAGAATAGACAGCAGGAAAGGCTACATAAAGGACAACATCCAGTGGATCCACAAAGATGTGAATGTTATGAAGATGGATTTTGACCAAAACTATTTCCTTGACTTGTGCGAGGCGATCAACTACAATAGAAACAGACAGGGGGTTGTTGATGAGTGATAATGAGAAGATTCCTTTTGTGGGCTTGCATGCCCATAGTGTGGCGGGTTCCATCTTTGATGGGTTTGGATTCCCCCCAGCCCACATGGATTTTGCCTTTGAGAACGGCATGGATGCCTTGGCCCTGACTGACCACGGCAACATGAATGGTCTTTCTTGGCAAGTTTTGCATGCCAAGAAGATGAGATCAGAGGGGAAGGACTTCAAGCCAATTTACGGATGTGAAGCTTACTTTGTGCCGTCTATTGCAGGATGGAGAGAAGAATACGAGAGGGTGATGGCAGATAAGAAGGCTGCCCGTGCTGCGAAGAAGGCTGAAACCTCTGGAGCCACTGTCGAGGACGAAGGAGCTTCAAAGAAGGCTTCAAGAAACATCTTGAACCGCAGGAGGCACCTTGTTCTTTTGGCGCAAAACCAAAAAGGACTCAACAATCTGTTTAAGCTTATCTCCGAGTCTTATAAGGCAGAGAACTTTTATCGCTATCCTCGCATTGACTTTGACTTGCTTGAGAAGTATAACGAAGGCATCATAGCGTCTTCAGCGTGTCTTGGGGGAGTTTACGCTGGTTGCTACTGGGAGAACTTTGAAGAAGGTGAGGAGGCTATCCTAGAGGCGATGAGGGGCACCACAAGACGTTTCCTAGAGGTCTTTGGTGATAGGTGGTACGGAGAACTGCAATGGAACAACGTTCCAGAGCAGCACAAGCTAAATTCGTACATAATTAAAATGCACAAAGAGTTCGGGATTCCCCTTATTTCAACTGCCGACTCTCACTATCCAAACCCAGATGCATGGAAAGACAGAGAACTGTATAAGCGTCTGGGGTGGCTTGGCAAGGGCCGCCCCTCTTGGGCAACTGATGACGAACTACCAGTCAGCGTCGATGAGATTGGCTACGAACTTTACCCAAAGAACGGCGAGCAGATGTGGGAGTCCTACAAGAAGTATTCTAGCGAGTGCGGCGCCTCATACGACGATGGCCTCGTTTTGTCATCGATAACAGAGACGCACAAGATTGCACACGAGAGGATAGAGACTTTCTATCCTGACAATACAGTTAGGTTGCCCGATTTTGTTGTACCAGCAGGCGAAACTGCTGACTCTGCCTTGCGTAAGCTTTGTTTTGAAGGACTGAGAGCCGCAGCATCCAGGGGACTACTTGAGGATGAGAGGTACACAGATCGTCTTGAATACGAGCTTGGTGTTATAGCAGACCGTGGCTTTTCAAAATACTTTCTTACCATGAACGAGATCAGCAGGATTACCAATGAAGTAATGCTTGCTGGTACTGGGCGTGGATCTGCCGCTGGCTCGCTGGTTGCCTACACACTAGGGATCACCCAAGTTGATCCAATTAAGTTCGGGCTGCAATTTGAGAGGTTCTTACGATCTGATGCAGTTGATTACCCTGATATTGATTACGATGTGTCAGACCCAATGGCCCTCAAGGACCTGCTGATAGAGAGGTGGGGAGACAACACTGTTGCTCCCATCTCAAACTGGAACACCCTTCAGCTAAAGTCTTTGATTAAGGATATATCAAAGCTTTATGGAATCCCGTTTACAGAAAGTAATGCAGTTACAGGGAAGATGATGGTCGAGGCCACAAGTGCAGCTAAAAAGGCACACGGCATTAAGGCGGGAGTCTACAACCCTACTTTCGAGGAGGTTAAGAAGTATTCTCCAACACTACAAGCTTTTCTGCGCAAGTACCCAGATGTAGCGACTCATGTTGACGAGCTATATGGTCAAGTGAGGTCTTGCTCACGCCACGCTGGTGGTGTTGTGATTGCAGAAAATCTTGATTATCACATGCCTTTGATTTCTTCTAAGAACGTCCGCCAAACTCCCTGGTCGGAGGGCCAGAACGTTCGCCACCTTGAACCCATGGGTTTCATCAAGTTTGACCTTCTTGGACTTTCTACCTTGCGAATGATCGAAGGTGCGATCTCTCACATCCTTCGTCGTCACCATGGAATCGAAAACCCAGAGTTCTCGGACATTCTAGATTATTACAACAAGAACCTTCATCCTGATGTGATAGACCTCGACGATCAGAGGGTTTACAAGAATGTTTTCCATGAGGGCAACTGGGCTGGCACATTCCAGTTCACGGAGAGCGGAGTCCAATCACTTTGCAAGCGCATTAAGCCGACGAATATTATTGATGTCTCTTCTGTTACGTCAACTTATCGTCCCGGTCCCCTGTCTGCGAATGTTGATAAGGACCTTGTGGAAGCACGCCGCCAACCAGGAATGGTGAAATATATTAATGATGTTCATCGCCAAGTTACTGGGGAAACCAACGGATTCCTTATTTTTCAGGAGCAAATCGCCATGCTCGCTCATAAATTGGGTAAGGATCTGTCCCTTGACGAAGGCAACATGCTTCGCAAGGTCCTCACCAAGAAGGGCACTGGCAAGGAAGCCAAGGTCAAGGCTGCTCTTCATGGAAAGTTCGTTGCCGGTTGTTTGGAGAAGGGTCTAAAGCAGACTACCGCCCAGCGCCTTTGGGAAACCTTCGAATACTTCTCTGGCTATGGCTTCAATAAGAGCCACGCCGTTTGCTACTCGATCATTTCTTATCAGTGTGCTTGGCTTTTCACTTACTACCCCGCAGAGTGGATGGCAGCCTTCCTAGACAAAGAGCCAGAAAGCAGAAAGGAAGCAGCGATATCAACGGCTAAGCAGTTTGGGTTTGACATCGCTCCTCTCAACGTAAATACTTCTGGTCGCGTTTGGGGGATATCTGAAAACGGGAAAGTCCTTATTCAGCCCCTCACTTCAGTGAAAGGCTTAGGTGACGCAGCCATTGACCAGATCGTCAACAACAGGCCATTCAACACAATCGAAGAGTTTTTGTTTAATCCAGATATTGTTTATTCTAAGCTAAACAAGAAGTGTATTGATGCACTAGTGCGAAGCGAAGGACTCGATGTCTTGATGGACAGCAGGTTTGCCGGTCGAAAGCACTTTTGGAGTGCTATTGCGGTAGACAGGCCGAGAAATAAGAAAAAGCTAATCGAAAATATCGCATTGTACGCCCCAGAGGGGGACTTTAGCCTGGAAGAGGAGGTTGTTAACTTGGTTAATCTCACTGGGAGGTTCCCCTTCACTAGGGTTGTTAGTGCCGAGGTTATTGAGGGTCTTGAAAACAACAAGATTCCTCCAATCTCTGAATTTGATAAGGACTTAATGGTTTGCTGGGCTGTACCGAGGTCTGTAAAAGTAAAGACAACTAGAGCAGGAAAGAAATATTTTCAAGTTGATCTAGTTGATAGCAATTCTGTGATCACTTCAATTAGATGCTGGGGCATCGACTTAGCCCTTGGAGACGATATTGTTGTGAATGTGCCTTACCTGATAAAGCCGGACTACAGCGAGGGATGGGGGTTCTCCACTAGAGGCAGGATCTCTAGCAACTGGAAGATGCTTGCTTGACGCCCATCGGACAAGAGGATACGTTGCTGCAACAAAGGGAGGGAAAATGAACCTAGGCTATGCTTGTATCAACATGGGACTTAACCAACTACCAAAGTCTCAAAGAGTGACGACCAATCGAAGCATGATACGTCGGACGTTTGACAAGAGAGGTTTGTCATATGTTTCAGAAATTTCACTACAAAATTGTCAAGATCTTCCAAAGATCCTAAAGTGGAATGCTAAGAATGATTTTTCGTTTTTCCGCCTTTCTTCAAATCTGTTTCCGTGGGCGTCGGAGTACAACCTTGAAGAATTGCCTGACTATCACAGAATCAAGCAGACGCTTGGCTTTGCGGGGCAAATTGCTAAGATTCATGGAATGCGTATCACTTCGCACCCTGGTCCCTTCAACAAGCTTTGCTCTCCCGAAGAGAGGGTTGTCCTGAACACGATCAAGGATCTAGAGCATCATGGCGAGGTTTTTGACCTCATTGGCCTGCCTCGCACGCCATTTGCCAAGATCAACATTCATGTCGGTGCAACCTACGGAGATAAGGTGAAGGCAGCAGATACTTTCTGTCGAAACTTTGAGCGCCTATCTGATGCTGTGAAGACCCGCCTTACCGTCGAGAATGATGACAAGGCAAGCATGTTTTCCACAAAAGACCTTTACGAACTGGTTTACAAGCGTATCGGGATCCCTATCGTCCATGATATTCACCACCACCTGTTTTGCACAGGCGACCTCTCACAAGAAGAGGCCATGAATCTTGCTGCTACGACATGGGGTGATGTAAGACCAGTTATCCACTACTCGCAAAGTCGAGCAGAGGAGCACAACGATCCAAAGATCAAGCCACAGGCGCATTCTGACTCATATTGGGAGCCTGTTAAGACTTTTGGACTAGATTTAGATGTTATGTGTGAGTGTAAGCATAAAGAAATTGGTGTCTTTAAACTAAGAGAACTTATGGAGGTAATATGATTCCAATTGAGGGTAGCGTTTTAGTTGATTTTTATGCTGATTGGTGCATGCCCTGCAAGCGCATGGACCCCGTGCTTAACGAGTTTAAGAACAGTAGCGACGTAAAGGTAGTAAAAATTAATATTGACAAACACAGAGACTTAGCGTTAGACTATGGTGTGAGATCTGTTCCTTGTTTTGTTTTCATCCAAAACGGACAAGAGAAAAACAGAAAGTTTGGCTACATGCCATTAGAAAGTTTGATCAGAATGACGAAGGGAGATTAAATGTTTGGTAATGAAACTGCTATTGTCGAGGAAGTCGTGGATGAGAAGACCGAGAAGATGATCGAGTATATTCGTAGCCTTAAGGCTATCGAGGATGCTATGGAGCCCTATAAGGAGCAGAAGCGTGAGCTTCGCAAGGACTTCAAGGAGCAGGGTTGGTTGTCTGGCGATGAGATTAGCTTGACTGTCAAAGCTTATCGTATGATGAAGTCTGAAGTTGATATTGATGAGCTAGTGAAGATTTATGATTCCCTTCGTGGAGGTAAGTAATGATCCTAGAATATTATTGTCTACCGCATTGCCAGCACAAACCAGTGAGGGCAAACCCATCAGATGCAGGGCTGGACTTGTGCTACAACGGGGATCTTACAACGATTCAGCCGGGGAAGAGCAAGATTCTTCCCACGGGTCTTAAGTTTGGTATCCCACATGGGTACATGCTTCAAATCATGAACCGCAGCGGTAATGCAGCCAAGAAGCAACTTATGGTTGGAGCTTGCGTTGTCGACTCAGGGTATGATGGAGAAGTCTTCGTAAATCTTCACAACGTTGGCAGCGAGGTGCAGGATATTCATCGTGGCATGAAGATCGCACAGGCAGTCCTCATCCCAGTTGTCCATGCTCGTTTTGTGGAGACATCAGAAGATAATCTTTATGGATGGTACCCCATTACAATCAGTGATCGTGGAGACGGAGCACTTGGCTCAACGGATAAGAAATGAATTATTCGTTTGATTACGACAACACTCTCATTAGATATAAGTATGTTCGTGATGCAAAGGGCAGCATCATAGATGCAGTCTATGATGGCCCGCATCGCCAAAACATAGACCTCCTAAAGAGACTGGCGTCCGGAGGTCACAGCATATATGTTGTAACTGCTAGAACAAAGGGCATACATCTAGATGTGAGTATAGATAAGTCGCCCAAGCCAGAGGAATTTATAAAGGTTCTCGATCTTCCTGTAAAAGAAGTAGTATATACTAGAGGTAATTGTAAGTTGCCCTTTCTACTTGAGAGGAACATTCGTGAACACTGGGACGACTGCCCAGTTCAATGTGCAGTAATTGCAAAGGACGGCAGAGTACGCCCATGGCAAGTGCCTGCACCGAAAAACATAAATGCTTTTCTCAACAATAAGATAAAGAAAGCTATTTTGGAGCAGACCTAAGATGAATAGACAGCAAAGAAGAGCCGCTGCTAAGCGAGCCAAGAAACATGGGGACGAAGACCTATCAGAAAAGATGCTTCTTTTTCACAAACTGGGCGATCAGTGCTTGACATGTGAGAAAGCTTTTGATAAGACAGATAAAAATATGGTTTCTACATGGTCCGTGGTCGTAAAAGAGAAGGAGAAGATAGTTAGGTTGTATTGTCCAGAGTGTTGGCAAGAAGCCTTAAACCTGGTCAAAGAATTGGGGGAGGCCGTGAATGAGCGTATCAAGGGAAAAGAGGATAATTTTTAAAGATACAGAGAAACGCCATGCTGATTTAAAAATAAGATTGCAGCACGATGATTTAACACAGACTGACTTTTTTCGTTCCGTTTTAACGGGGTATATAGATAAGGACTCTAGAATCGTTGAATATCTTTACGAGTGGAGAGAGAAGCATAAATCTTATTCTAAGAAAAAGCGCTCTATAGCAGAGAAGCTTATTGACAATGGCAGAGATTTAGAGCGTAAATTTGGAATATCTAACGAAGAGTTGGATAATATTTTTGATTTACTAGAAGAAGAGCACCCAGACCTATGACATAAAAAGGTCTTTTTAGACACAAAATACTATTTATAACTGTGAACCACTCTATAAGGAGATATTAGGATGCGAAAGAAGAATTTACTAAGTGAGTCAGCAGTACGACGCTTCATGAAGCTAGCAAACCTCGATACTGTTGGTTCCAGAACCCTCAGCGAAATGAGGGAAGAAGAAGAAATGGAAGAGGGCATGCGAGGCATGATGCCTGGCATGAGAGACGAAGACCCTGGCATGAGAGATGAAATGAGAGAGGCTGATCACGAGGATTCCGACCTTGGCGACATGGACCTTGGCGGAGATGATGTCGCTCCCGACGCAGAAAAGGTTGACGATGATATCGTTCCCGACGCAGGTGGGGCTGAGGAGCTAGAACTAGATGTCTCTCCGGAGAAGGCCAGAGCAGCAAAGGACGCTGCCGAGCTACTAATGCAGATTGCTGATGCCGCTATGGGCGCAGATGATATGGATATGGATGCAGGTGGCATGGACATGGACATGGACATGGGCGCAGGCGACATGGACATGGATGCGAGAGAAGACGCTGATCTTGGCGACATGGATCTCGAAGGAGATGACGACGAGCCAGACCCCCTAGATGAAGTAGAGATCATAGACGAAAAGGCACTGGTTAGCGAGGTTACTCGTAGAGTCTCCGAGCGCCTTCGTAAGATGCTTAAGTCTTCAAAGCGATAAATACTTAAGAGTAGTTCACAAAAAGACCGCACAAATAATGTGCGGTCTTTTTTTTATTTTGCCCTTGACATGAGACACAAGCACCATTATATTTGGAAGCAGGAGTTACAATGAGCAGCGAAGACAACGACGCGAACGAAGAAAAGGCCACAGGCCAAGTTAGTATAGATCTAGATAGCTTGAGTGCGATTGGCCTGGTAGGGGATGTTACGGAAGAAGTATCTAACGATATTATTTTTTCTCTCCTGCTGATAAGTGACAAGCAAAACAAGGAATACGAATCCATCCTATCTTTGGCGCAAGAAGAAGACGCGACAATCCCAGAAGAACTCACAGAGTCACTTAAGCCCAATGTAGACTTTTATATTTCTACCAATGGAGGATCTTCTGATGAAATGTTTGGAATTTATGATGTAATGAGACATGTCAAAGAAAACAGTCTCACTGAAATTAGCACCTATGCTTTGGGGAAAGTTATGTCTGCTGGGGTTCTTTTGCTAGCAGCAGGAACAAAGGGAAAGCGTAAGGTTGGCAAGCATTGCAGGATTATGATACACTCTGTGATCGGAGGAGTGACAGGCCCAATGCAGTCCTTGAGTACAGAATATTCTGAAATTAAGCATATTCAAGATATGTATATTTCTGCTCTGGCATCAGAGACGAATATGACAGAATCGGGCATCAGAAAGATGTTTAAGAAGAATACAAATATCTACCTAACAGCAGAGGAAGCTGTTAAGTTAGGCATAGCAGATGAGGTTTTCTAATGAAAGTGTATAGTTGCGATGACAGTCTATCTTCGAAGATATCAGCAGGAGTTGATAGACTAGCTGATAATGTAGCGTCGACCCTTGGACCTAGGGGCAGGAATGTAATACTTAAAAAGTTGAATTCCAGCCCAATTGTAACAAAAGACGGAGTTACAGTAGCAGAGTTTGTAGAGCTAGACGACCCATTTGAGAATATCGGAGCCCAGATTGTAAAGCAGGCTTCAAGGGTCACAAATTCAGAGGCTGGAGACGGGACTACCACAGCCACAGTGTTGGCCCGAGCATTGTACAAGAATGCTAGGAGATATATTGCTTCTGGCTACTCTCCGATTGAAATCAAGAGAGCCCTAGACGCTACGGTAGAGCAAGTTGTTTTAGCGTTAGCCGACCTATCAGTTCCGATCTCTAACATTGAGGATATCCGCCACATTGCGACTATTTCTGCAAACAATGACAAAGAGATTGGCGACCTTATTGCAATGGCGGTTGAGAGAGTAGGAAAGGACGGTAGCATCACTGTTGAGGAGGCTAGGTCGCTGAAGACTAGCCTGGACTTAGTGGAAGGCTTCAGGTTTGATTCTGGCTACGCAGCCTCAGCCTTTGTGACAGACGAGAGGCGTGGCGCAGTTGTGTACGAAGATTGTTTTGTTCTGGTCGCAGACGAAAAGATTGAAAAGGTAGAGCAGATTTTGCCGGTACTAGAGATTGTAGCCAGAGAAGGCAGGCCTCTAGTGATCGTCGCATCAGAGATAGAAGGTCAAGCCCTCGCAGCGCTCATAATGAATACAATGCGCGGCACGATGAAGGTTGCAGCAGTGAAGGCACCACGTTACGGAGAGGAGCGTAGGAACATCATGAAAGACCTTTGCCTCGCCACAGGTGCCCAATACGTCACCAGAGCTAACGGTACGAAGATACATGAAGTCAAGTTGACGGACCTTGGGCAAGCAAAGAAGGTTGATATTACAAAGAATATTACTACGATTGTTGGTGGGAAGGGCGACTACCAAGAAGTGGATCGTAGAATAAGCTCCTTGAAGGTAGAGGTGCAGCAAACAGAGTCCATGCATGAGTGCGAAAAGATCCAAGAAAGGATCACACGACTAGCTTCTGGAATTGCTATTATCCGAGTCGGCGCTGCAACTGAAGTGGAGATGATTGAGAAGAAGCACAGAATCGAGGATGCACTAGAGGCCGTAAAGGCAGCTAAAGACGAGGGCGTTGTCCCTGGAGGTGGAACTGCCTTGGTTAGAGCTATGAGTAAGCTTAAGAAGCCAAAGGATACTTTAGCAAACATCGTGTGGGAGGCTCTGTGTGAACCTCTGAGGCAGATGGCTAAGAATTCGGGTGACAGCCCGGATGTCATCCTAGAAGCCGTCAGGAAGGCTGGAGGGAACCGTGGATGGGATTTTACAAAGGGCAAAGTAGTTGACCTTGTTTCGATAGGTGTTATAGATCCCGTAAAGGTTACCAGATGTGCACTCCAGAACGCAAACTCTGCTGCGGGGGCACTGATTACTAGTGGCTATGCGATTGTAGAGACTGGAGGTGAAAAGTGAGAGCGAACATTACTTATTCTGTTGATGTTGATGATATACCACAAGAAGTTGTAAATATTGTATCCTTTGAATTGGAGAGGCTGCAATCAGAGATCGCCGATGCCTTGTTTTATTTGAGCGATGCCATCGAGAGTGAAGATTACCTTTCAATTAAAAAGAACATAGAAATTGTCGGCCAGAGCTTACAAAGAGTAGACACAAGGTTGATGGAGTCTTCTCACATAGTGACGGGATACATTGACCACCTAAACGCTCCGGTAGTACAAGATTTGCCTAATCTTGAAAAGAATGAGGCAAGCCCTGATCTTGCGGGACTGGCTGCTTATGAAAATATGGTCAACAAAAATGAAGGCGGGTGATTTGATACATGTGCCATCGCATGTTACTCTCACGATGGATGTGGTCGCTAACACAGATGGACTGACTTACATAAAGACTTTTGTAACAAAGGTATCAAAAAAAGCTCTGTTTATTCAGCATTTAGATAATGGATTGGCAGTTATCCAGTATGGCAAAAATAACTGGACAGTTAGTATAAAAAACATAAGCTTAGTGAAGGAGGCTTAAGTGGTCATTAGGGTAGTTGAGTTAACGAAAGAAGGAACGACCTTTGAGCCGGGAATGCGGTTTAAGCTTAAAGAAGTATTCTTGAATGTTAACAATATTGTAAAATTTGCAGAACTATCTTTGCAAGAGGTGAGGACCATGTGGCCTGGGTGGGATTTCCCACACCCAATAGATGATGACACAAGGTTCACCAAAATTTATCATTCTCTTGGTGGTAGAGCCCCCTCCGTGCTTGTGGTCATGGGGCCAGCAGACCTTATTGAGCACAAGGTCAACACCGGGTCCAGGCAGTTGCTACAGGGTTAATCTAGGTATCTCCCCTATTTAAGTTGAGGGGGGCCTCAATTATGGTTATAAAGGGGAAGTATATAAATCTTAAAGATCTAGAAATAGATTTGTTTTTTCTAAAGCTCTTAACAATATATGGTGATTATGATTTTTGTGAGAATCTAATACTCTATATTTTGACGACTAAAATGGCAGATGCATAGGAGGCAGCATGCTAGATGATGGGAAAATAACTCCAGCAGAGGTTACTATTAAGCCATGGGGTTGGGAGAAGATGTGGGCTCAGACAGATAAGTATGTAGGCAAGATTCTACACATTAACCCTGGACATCGACTCTCTTTGCAGTACCATGAGGTTAAAGATGAAACTATTTACGTGCTTTCTGGCGTCCTGTTGTTATACACAACAGAGTTTGAAATAGAGCACGTAATGCAGCCAGGCATGTCTTTGCGAATTATACCTGGACAGCTGCATAGATTTGAGGCACCAGAAGGGGGCGATGCCGTGGTCTTACTTGAGGCAAGCACCCCAGAGCTTGATGATGTCGTAAGAGTAAAAGATGACTATGATAGAGTCAGCAGTTAAGAGGTTTTGCGCTACTGTTGAGTAGAACACTATGTTTTTGCCACTGTAGATGATGTAAAAACTATTTATATTAGTTACGGAGATGGTAAAGCAATGAAAAAAATGTTAAACAACTTTAAAAGCTTTCTTGGCAAGTCAATATTAGGAGAGTCAGAAAGTAGAGTAGGGTTCAGAAACTACAAGATTACTCTTTACATTAAGATAGACAAGAAGGCTAATGTTGATGTTAACCAGGCGTTTAACAAAATAAGGTCAATAGTCGGCGTAACAACTCTAAAGCAGGAAAAAGCTATACAAGATAGAATAACCTATTGGCTATGCGAAGTTACCATAAAGTTTAATACCCAAGGTATCCCAACTAGAAACTACATATACGACACACTGACAAGGCAAATTAATAGCGAACTAGAGATGAAAGGGGTACCTGGGGCCAAAGTTTACGGAATTAACTGGCGTTCTTTTGCGGAGATTTAATGAAAGGTACCTTAAACATTGATGAAATTTTAGAGTTTATAACTAAAAATGAAGATAGAACGTGGATCTTCGTGGACACAGAGACTCTGGGGTTCAATCCTGCAAAGCACCAGCTAACGGAGATAGCTGCCATTGCTGTGGATATAAAAACTCTAAATAACATCGCAGAGTACCACGAAAAAGCAAAGCTATTGTCGACTACGAGACTTAGGCTTGACATCCCGTATAACGGCCCAGGCCCTTCCTACAGGGACTTGATGAAAATGACCAACTACGGAGAGCCGATAAAAAACAGAGTCTATATAGAAGAAAAGGATGCTTTGGCCGGTTTTATTGAGTTTATAGAACAGTTTGACGATCCTTTGATAATAGCTCACAACGCCTCCTTTGATAAAAGATATATAAATTCAAGATACAACATCTATAATGATTTGAAAAATCCTCTTGATGATTACGAAGTGTTTGACACCTTGTCTATGATGAGGAAGTATTTTACTGCGTTTGTCGCCACGGAGGCTAAGAGATATAAGCACAGGTGGTTGACAAAGGAGGAGTCCCAGCATATATTGGAGATGAGGAGAGTGAGGAAGGTCCTCCAAGCCTCAAAGAACAAGAAAATGTCCCTTAAGCTAGGGAAGGTTGCCGATGCGCTCAATATAGATTCTGACGGTTGGCACTCTGCAAAGTTTGATGTTGAAGCTTTGATCTCCATAACAGAAAAGATATTTAAACTATTTAAAGATGGGGCAGGCAAAGAATTGAAACCGGAGAAGTATTTCTTATGAAGTTAAGTATCTCGCGAGAGAGAGTCTCGAAAGTAGTTATGATTAACAGCAATAGAGAAGCCCTAATCCTTAGGAGAGGTTACAAGAGCGAAAGGAGCCCATGGGACTGGGACTTGCCAGGGGGCCACCTAGACACAGGCGAATCCTACGAACAAGCAGCAGTTAGAGAGGTTTATGAGGAAACAGGCTTTATTCTAAAGTCGCTCAGCTTTCTTGAGGAGGATAGGAACTTCAATAAAACAACTGCTTTTTATATCTGCACTGAATGGACCAGAGGAAAAGCGGATTATATAACCAGGCCAACTTTATCTAAAGAGCACACAGAGAGCCTTTGGGTTGACGAAGATGCTCTACTGGATTATAAAGAGGAAATCGGTCCATTTTACTATGAAAAGATAATCAGAGCATTGGAGCTATATGATGAGTAAGCAGGAACAGATTGATTCTCTTATAGAAGAAAATCACCGCCTCAAGAAAGAACTTGAAGCTCTAGAAGAAGAGAACGAACAGTTGTGGATAATGCTTGATGAGATGAAGCATTCAGAAGGCTCTGCAGAAAAGCTTATGGAAGATATGTTGAGAGAGGCAATACAAGAACAGCTACTTAGAAGCATGAAAACCGTAGGCGAGGCCTGACAAAAACACAACTTTGCCTTTGTCCCTCCTAGTTACTATAGGGGGGTAGAAAAATGAATTTATTTAAGTTCTTGGGTTTTTGCTTGTTTTTTTTATCTAGTTGCGTTTCTGTTGAGACTTACGGAGGCAAGGCACTAGAAGAAGCAGAAAAGACTTTTTATTTGGCTGGGTCGTTAGCTACTTCTGTAATAAAAAAGAGCAGAGAATCTGCGGTAAAGATAATTTCTTTCAATGAGTCAGGGGAAAGCGTAACGGGGTCAGGAGCATACATAAGGCATAAAGGTAAGCACTTTATTCTGACCGCTGCTCACGTAGTGACAGCTAGAGACACGGCGCTCGTGATTGCATCTGGAGAAAAAGTAATAGCAGAGGTTGTTTATTGCGACGACTCAGCGGACATCGCAATTCTAAAGCTTGAAGGCCTCTTTACCAGAAAGCCGTTAGCGTGGCGCACAGGCAAGCCACATGTGGCTGGAGAAATATTCTATACGGGGAACCCAAATGGATATGACTCTCTGTCCATAAAAGGTTATGTGGCTGGTACATACCAAAGCTACATTGTTTCGCACTCTTATGCCTGGGGTGGCGCATCTGGCTCTGCTGTGTTAGATGAGTATGGGAGAATCATTGGTGTGTTAGTGGCAGTGGACATGGCTACTGGATTTCTAGGCATGCCATCTATTATTGAAGATATCGTACTAATTACACCTATAGACAATTTAGACATCAAAGACGTTATGAGCGCCCTTCGCTAAGGGGGGCACATTGGAGTGCTTAATGGAAGAAGTAGTTACGGAAGAAAGTGTTGCAACTGACGCAGAAGAGCTAAAGCCCAAGCCACCAACTAAATTTGCACCAAGAGGCATTGAAACCTTTACTATTTGTCGCCAAAGCGATGAGAGCGGAGTTTCTGGCACGGGTGTTGTTATTGAGGGCGTGCAGTATGCTACAGGACAAGTCGTGTTGCACTGGCTCACCCCAGCGCCCAGAGGGTCTATTGCGATCTTTGAATCATTAGAAGACTTCAAGAGAGTTCATGTGAATCCTCACCCTTCTAACAAGACTATCATCACTTGGTCTGATGGCAGGCAAGAAGAGTTTTAGATATGAGAGCACAATTTCAAATATTCTAGATATTTACTTAATGAAGGGGGCTCCTCTTCGTGAAAGAAGATCTAGAGTATTTGGAAAACTACTTGCTGACCGAGCTTGACATACATGTTGAGTTTGGTCGCTCTGAAGTAGATGCGTTTTACTACGAAGTTGACGTTATAGGCATAAATACAAAGCGCTCTATCGAGTTACAGCTTTTCTGCTTGCTTCACGAGGCAGGGCACGCTATTATAAGAAGGAAAGAGGGCTTTGCGAACAAATACTCCGACATCGATAAAAAAACGCAGAGAGGCTTAGTTGACGTTGTTTGCGAGGAGATAGACGCATGGCAAGAAGGTCGAAAGCTGGCTGATCGCCTTGGGATATCAATAGATGACAAAAGATGGAAAAATCACTGGAAGAGGCAGGTCTACAAGTATGTCAGGTGGGCAGCAAACGGAGGGACTTAAAAAGAATGATCTTGTTCTTATAAAGAGCCTCCCGAAAGAGAAAAGGGCTCTTGCTTTGATACTTGACATAGACGACGATAGGGCATATGTTACCTATGTCACTGGGCTTCCGCACGATAAGTACAAAACAAGGCCTTTGTGGATTAGTAAGGAGCAGCTAGAGAAGTTATGAACAAGCAAATTATAGCAGAAATTGAAGAACTCATTGCTACTAACGAGTCCATGCTCTCAGACTACGAATTGAACGTGCTTCGTTCTTTCCACAACCAAGCAAGGATAAAGTTTGACTTGTCCGAAAAGCAGTTAAACCTGCTTAACAGGATTAAGGACAAGTTCACCGAGCAAGCCCTAGCAGCTAGAGCGCAATGGGATTCAACTTTTGATGAAAAGAGATTCTTTGACATGAACCTCGTTGCGACTTATTATAAGTCCCAAGGTCTATACTTCCTGGGCCTCGCAGAAAGAATACTGTCTGATCCGAGCTACATACCATCACCCAAGGCTTACGAGAAGATTTGCGAGAATAAATATGCAAAGAAAGTGATTTCCGAATACTACAGGGAGCCCAAGTACGACATTGGGCAAATGGTCTTCCTGAAAAAAGAACAGCAGCGACGACCAGAATACCGGCTCTTAAGCAAAGGTGGATTCATTGCATCATACAATGCTGGCCCTATTGTCTCACACGCGAAGGGCTCCAAGCCATATTTAGTCTTGCCAATTGGGCATCCTGATGGTATAGTTGCCCAAGAGAGGCATCTGAAAACCAGAAGATAAGCCACGCTGTTGACAAACGACGGTGTTCTAGATATTAATTGAGTATCGAGAGGTGCAAAATGCGATGTTCTTATTGCGGAGAGCAAGGTCATAATAGAGTCTATTGTGAGAAGAGGAAAGCAAGAGTAGAGAGAGAGCGTGAAAAGTTTAACGCACAACTAAGAGAGCGCGGCATTTCTGTGCTTGAAGATGGCAGCTATAGCGTGCCACAAGGTGCACACTTGCCTCCCGAGCACTGGATTGTTACACAAGACAACAAATATGCAAGATCGCGCAAGAAGAATAAGTGCTCTTATTGCTTTGGAAGGTATGGCTATCATTCTCATGATCACAACCGCCGAAACTGTCCCAAAAAGAAGATAGATATGGAGAAGGCACAGCTACTAAATAAGCGCTGGAAGATCGATCTAGTGGAAGCATTGAAGTATCACGGCATAGGACCAGGAACGGTACTTCTTCTTAACGTTTGGGGCTTTAGCAAGCCTCAGCATTACACGATATCACGCATTCATTGGGAAGACCTAAATCTTCTTAGAAGTTTTAGTACCTTTGACGAGCATGGCTACGGCAGCCACGCAAACTTTCCTTTCGAGTTGGAGCCTTTGCTTGGTCTCACCAAAAAGAGGGGAGCAAAGGTTTTGCCGGTAATTTCTTTTAACCAGAACTGTAGAAGGTCGAAATGGCGAAAGTGGAATGTCGAAGACTTTGAAATCCTATTTCGATCCCCCCCAAGACTTATTGACGCTAGTATCCCGGAGGGATGGCTTGAAAGTAATGCTGGGCTAGAGGTCGCAATGAATAAGTGCTTTGATAAGAAGGCTTATAGCTTTGTTAGGTCTATCAACGCAGGAAAGGTAATTTGACAAACCCATAGAGTCGTGGTATCTTGCTGTTGTGAACGTTGTGAGAGTGTGTTGCTTCATTGAGGTGAAAAATGAGCGGTATGGACTTTAAGACTGTTGTTGATGTAATTTCTTCTATTCTATCGTCGGAGGATAGTTCTTTTAATTATCCCATCATGCTGCGCGGTAGGCACGGCATTGGGAAGAGCGAGCTTGTGTACCAGATTGCTTCAAATCTAAGTATGCCAGTGGTAGAGCGCAGAGCATCGCAGATGCAAGACGGAGATCTTGTGGGCATGCCAGATGCCGAGGCTCGTGTTACAGAGTCTGGCAATAAGGTAGCTACGTTTAACTCCTTTGACTGGCTCGTAGAGTGCTGCGAGCACCCACGAGTCCTGTTCTTTGATGAGGTCGACAGAGGCTTCCAGTCTGTCAGGCAGGGCATCATGGAGCTTACCGATTCACGAAAGCTGTTTGGCAAGGTGTTGCACCCAAAGACCATTATCTTCTCTGCTGTTAACGGAGGAGTGCACGCGGCCAACTACCAAGTCGGAGAGCTTGACCAGGCAGAGCTTGACCGCTGGACAGTCTATGATGTTGAGCCAACTGTTGATGATTGGTTGACGTGGGCTAAGGACAACGTTAGTAAGCTTATGTGGGATTTCATTAACCACAACAGGGATCACCTAGAGCACACAGGCGAATTTGAGCCGTCTAAGGTTTACCCGTCACGACGCTCGATAACTCGCCTGGATAGGGTTCTGCGTCGTGCAGGCATGTACGAAGGCAGCCCAGATGAAGTGAAGAGTAGGATTCCTCAAATGACTAACGTTGCCATTGGTTTTGTGGGCCTTGGGACTGCTTCTGCGTTTGGCGAGTTTGTTGCCAAGTATGAGTTCCAGTTGACACCCGAGGACATTATTGTTAAGGGTAGATGGAAGGAAACGTTGGGGTGGGGGATTAACCAACATCTTGCGATGAGCAGGAAGATCGGCAATTCCAACATTCTGGATAATAAGCTGAATAGCGACGAACTATACAATCTAGCTAACTACTTTGTCTCTCTACCGTCAGAGGTGGTAGCCCAGTTCTGGGTGCACCTGAGCGGAGGAGAAGACGACGAAGAGCAGAACCCTAATCTAGAATCCTTCTGTTCTACTGTCTGTCATAACGGCCTTAAGACCATCCAGTATTACGGCATGGTACTTCATGGCCTAGAGCAAGAAGCACTTTCTAAGCCAACCTGAAAGGAGGGTAGCAATGCCATTCAATCTTAACTTTCACATGTTTCGTCTTTTGAGAGAAGAGCCGTTCTTTGCGGCTCTTTCTCGCAACATCAATAAGAGAAGCTGTGATTCAATTCCAACTGCTGCTGTGGGCTTCAACAAGGAGGACTATTCGTTTGAACTCCTTTACAACGAGAGCTTTATGGAGTCCCTGTCGGATGAGCATCGTATTGGTGTTATCAAGCATGAACTATATCATATTATCTATAAGCACTTGACAAAGCGCCTCACCTTTGATATGAAAAAGGAGCCTCAAAAGGCTAAGCTATGGAATATCGCAACCGACCTTGCGATCAATACCCACATTGCAGATGAGCTACCAGAAATTGCCTGTATCCCTGGCGGCCCAAAGTTTGAAGACTACCCACCGGGGCTCTCATCAGAGGCATACTACGAGAGACTACAGAGTGACTTTGAGGGCTCAACTGGACCTTTCGAGGAAGGAGGTCAAGGCACTAGTGGGGAGGGCGGACCGGCCACTCTAGACGACCACAGTGGGTGGGGCAGTGGCAGTGATCTAGGCTCCAACATTGCTAATGAGAAAATTGATGATATGCTCAAGAAGTCTGCGGAGGAGGCCGAATCCTCTCCTAGAGGGTGGGGCTCTGTACCGCATGAAGTGAGAGACACTATCAAGAGACATCTGACAGCTACAGTTGACCCTGAAACGGTTTTGCGCTATTTTGTTAGAGCTTCGCAAAAGTCTGACAAAAAGAGTACGATTAGAAGGATCAACAGGCGTTACCCCTTCATTCATCCCGGAACAATCAGTAGCTACAAAGCTAATATTGCAATTAGTATCGACCAGTCAGGCTCCGTCAACAACAACATGTTGAAAACCTTTTTCTCTTTTCTCAATAGTCTTGCTACAATCGCTACGTTTACCGTCATTCCCTTTGACACAAGCGTAGATGATAGGCTAGTATACGTTTGGAAGAAGGGCGAGAAGAGAAAGTGGGAGAGGGTAAAGCGAGGCGGGACATGTTTCAACGCCCCCACTAAGTGGGTGAACCAGAGAAACTTTGACGGACATATTATTATTACTGACATGCAAGCCCCAAAGCCCGTAGGCTCAAAGTGTCAGCGAGTCTGGATTACTGATAGTTATCACTATAGATATCGGGACTTTGAGACTAATGAACTGGTAATCAAAATTGACCCTTGACAATAACAAAAGGACTAATTAAAGTATGGATAAGAAAAACTCCGAGATCTCGGATAGCGAGATGATAGAGTACCTAGATAACCAGATGGCTGTAATCGAAGAGATAAACCAGGCTTTAGACTCTCTGTTGAAGCAAGTGGGATGGGAAATGAGTGCAGAAGTGTATTTTATGTGGATGTATGGGACGGAACCGTTCGCGGAGGCTTAACTTTGGAACCCTGGATGATCGAGAAACTTAGGGAGGAGGAAAGGAGGAAGAAGCCTTCTACAATTCCTCTCTATCTGCCTCTCGTAGAAAGTCCCTTGACAGGCTCCAGCGATAAAGTTAAGAAGAGAGAGAACGGAACAGCTATAGTGGATTACACACTGTAACCAAACTATGCCCTGGTGGTGGAATAGGTAGACACAGGGGACTTAAAATCCCCTTCCCGTAGGGAGTGAGGGTTCGATCCCCTCCTGGGGCACTTTCTTTTAAAAATAAGATGCGACAGAAAATAATAGGACTACTTATAGCCTCATGGGTAACAAAATTGGAACACTTTATATTAGCATCATTATCTGGTGCATGTGCTTTGGGGCTGTCATTTAGTCTTGTTTATCATGCAGGAAACTTTCTCCTTGACAAGCACAAGGAATATGTTAAGATGCATGTAGAAGCAAAGTTCATTGAAAGCCAAAAACGTAATATGAAATAAGCCTCCCTAGCTCAGTGGTAGAGCACTCGCCTTGTAAGCGAGCGGTCATCAGTTCAAATCTGATGGGGGGCTCCATAAAGGGGATATAGCTCAGCTGGGAGAGCATCTGCTTTGCACGCAGAAGGTCAAGGGTTCGACTCCCTTTATCTCCACCACAGGCAAGTAGCTCAGCGGGAGAGCACTTGGTTTACACCCAAGCGGTCGTCGGTTCAAGTCCGACCTTGCCTATGCTCACATAATTTAGTTTGCGCGATACTATTTACTATTGGGTGGGCTAAATTATGAAAAATGTATTTGTTATTTTACTGTTTCTCTCTTGCAATTCTGATCAAGGCTTTTCGAAACAAGAGGAGAAAGAAAAAGTTATTGACACTAGCGGCAACAGCATGATAGACAGCTTCTGTGATTGTCCGATAGACACAGGGGGTAGTTATACTCCTCCTTACGAAGACCCGCCCTTGGGTGGACATCCGAGGATTAGGGTTTCTCCAGGCACTATTGAAGTAGGCCCAACGGATCGCGAGTGCGAGACAACAACAAAAGTGAGAGTACAGTCAGTTGGGCAAAAGCCACTTATTATTGAATCTATAGAGTGGAGTTCGTTAGGCGCACCTGATGTTGTTGCATCTCACCCGCCTGACGCCATCCTCGCTCCCGGTGATGAACTGGTTTTCGAATACCAGCAGATCGAGAACGACGGTATAGATGACTTTGCAAGGCTGTTTATCCGCTCCAACGCAGTCAACGACCCTTACATAGTTATGGATCAGAACTTCAGAGCGAATGATTACCCAACGCAAATAGACACCCATGCTGGCGTCGAGAAGTACAAAGCAGATGTTCTCTTTGTCATTGACAATTCGTGCTCAATGAGCGAAGAGCAGACTGACCTTTCGTCAAATGCAGTTAAGTTTGCTTCGCCTTTGCTTGTGTCCGATATTGATTTTCAAATAGGAGTTATTACAACAGATTCTGCAACCCTCCGAGGCCCCATTGTTACCCCGGCAACACCTGACATAGTTGGGGAACTACAGTCACAGTTCCTTGCAGGCACGTCAGGGAATCCTTACGAGATAGGCATGGAGATGGCGTTCCAGGCCACAGGTGGAGGCCCTGGGCCATTCGGCGCTTTCTCTTGGGACACTGGGGTCTTGAGGGAGGATAGCTTCTTAACTATCGTATTCGTAACTGATGAGCCTGGCGATGATGCGAGAACTGTGTTAGAATATTCAGACTGGTTCCAGAGCCTTTACGGTGAGGACAAGCTTTCTGTTTTCTCGGTGATAAACCCGGATGATCCCGCCATACCAGACACAGCGACTGGAAACAAAGACCGATGTGCTGCCCTCTATGCCCCTCGCTATGTGGAGCTATCGATGTTAAACCCAGGGGGAATCTTGAATGTTTGCGAATCTTGGGGTGAGGGCTTGACAATGATAGCCGAATCGAGTTATGATCCCATCATCGAATTTGAAATGAGCAGGACGCCCATTGAGCCAGATCAGATCATCGTGACAATTGACGGGAGAGTGTCGCCACCGAGTGACTGGGAATACGACGGAACAGCAGGAAACAAGATAGTTTTCGACAGAGCAGCGGCGCCAACGGGCGAGGATGTTGTTCAGATTGAATACGATTATTTAGTGTGTAGATAGCCTGGGTGTAGCGAAGTTGGTATCGCGTCCGTTTTGGGGGCGGAAGATCGCTGGTTCAAGTCCAGCCACCCAGACCACTTTTACTTGCCCTCTTGGCGCAGCGGTAGCGCAGAAGACTGTTAATCTTTTGGTCGTTGGTTCGAATCCAGCAGAGGGCGCTCACATTCTCTTGACATTCTAAGTGTTGACCTAGCCCGCCAGAAGGGCTATAATGTATATAGGCAGAGGAGCGAAGAATGAAAGAAATGAAAGTAACAATTGAATTTGAAGTTGAACTTGATCATTTCGAGTGGGAAGGCTTTGAGGTCGGACTACCAGTGTCGCTCGATGATCTTAATGGAGCAGTCGGTTACGATATAGACGCCGTAGTCGTAAAGATTGAGACACGCTCTGGACGCCCCCGCTCGCGGTGGAGAACAAAGAAATGAAGAAAGTATCTGCAACCATCACCATTGATGTTGACGCATGGGTAAAGGATGACTATGATATTGATGAGCTTATCCAGTATCTCAAGTGCTACTATGGTGGCGCTGTGCCAGATGGTTGGCTCCATGAGATTGACGAGCTGGAAGGCTGGGGGCATGTGTCTAATGTTGTGGTGGAGAACGAAGAATAGCAAAATCTTTCTCTTGACTTCAACCGCCACACAGACTACATTGATAGAGTAAGCCGAGCACAGAACCTAAGCGAGACACACTCCGGTCACTGTCTCATGTGTTCATAAATAACCACCAAGCACCTTGTAGGCCCATAGCTCAGGTGGTTAGAGCACAGTTCTTATAAAGCTGCGGTCCTGGGTTCAAGTCCCAGTGGGCCTACCACTTTGCTCCCATAGTTTAACGGTTAGAATGCTGGGTTTTCACCCCGGCGATCTCGGTTCAATTCCGGGTGGGAGTACCATTTTAGTTTTCATTCTTGCTGACTTTTGAAAACCCAAACACTATTTACTAATAGGAGGGTAAGTTATGAAAGTCTGCGGAACTTGCAAAGTAGAGAAGCCTTTTGAAGATTTCGGCGTAAAGAAGCGCAAAGGCGACAAAGTTTATTATCAATCAAAATGCAGAGAATGCAATAGAGAATATCAGAAGCAACATTACAGGGCAAACAAGGAAACATACCACACAAAAGCCAGAACTTGGGAGAAAGAACATAAGAGGAAGATCTATTCTTTCTTAATGGAACACGCCAAGGAAGGCTGCGTAGTGTGTGGAGAAAAAGACTTTCGATGTTTACAGTTCAATCATATAGACAGAGAACAAAAGACAGATAGTGTCTCTGGCATGATTAGCGCAAAGCGCTCTTTTGAACTGATAAAAGAAGAAGTTAAGAAATGCGAAGTAGTGTGCGCTAACTGCCACTGTAAAATAACAGCAAAACAGTTTGATTGGTATTCAGTTTTAGAAACATCGGAGGAACGATGAGAATTATTACCCTAGTGCTTATGTTGTCCACGCTTGTAGCCTGTGCTCAGTCGTCTGCTGCCGTAGACAACGATGAACCAGAGTCAAACGAGATTACTCGCTATTCAACTCGTCAATTAGTCTATGGGCTCGACCGTTATGTTGATCATACATACAAAATCGTATGCTATAGGACAGAGGGTCGTGATTCCGTAGCGTTGAGATGTTTTTCACTTGACAACCTAAGCCAGACAGACTAAGATATAGATAGACAACGGGTCTTTAGCTCAATTGGTAGAGCAGCGGACTTTTAATCCGGAGGTTCAGGGTTCGAGTCCCTGAAGACCCACT